TTATCGTCAGACATGAAATTGCCTTTCCAGTTGCCTGATTGCATCAAAAAAGCCGCCCGTATCAGGCGGCTCGGCTACCGGCTCTGCTTTCACATCGTCCCGATGCTCTGCTAGCCCTTTGAAACCCTGGGCCGCAATGGCCTTGGCTTCCGTTTGAGAGAAACCCGCATCCCGCAAGGCTCGCTCAAAATCTCGAATTGTCCTGATCGACTTGACCGCCGTTACCTGCGCGTCTGGCAGCATGGGGAACGTGACAAGGCTAACCTCGAATAGTTCCACCTCATCAAGCGCCCGAATGCGCCCGCCCGCTTCATCGCTTGCCTCTTTGACGCGATAGCCGATTGACATGCTGTCCATTGCGCCAGCCTTCAACAGCGCCGCGGCTTCATCCGCACGGCGAACGCCTTTGACCAATCGCCCGCGAACGAATAGCCCGCGCTCGTCCTCTTCCACCTTTTCCCATACGCCAATCGGCTGGCTTTGATCGTGCTGCCATAGCATCTTGACCTTCCGCCCGCCTGCCAGCGACTTCGCAAACGCGCCGGGCTTTACAACGTCGAGCCCCTGGTCCACCACGTCGAAAACCGAAGCATAGCCTTCAAACACGCCTGCATCGTCCGGCTCTGCCTTCAGTTCAAAGGCGGCTGATTTGTATTCCATCGATCTACTCCAAAACCGTATGCACTGAGGCGCATCTGCAAAGAATCGTATTCCCTGGGCTGCCTGCCGGGTCGCCTGGGTACATCAGCGCTTCAGTCTTGCCGAACAGGCCGGGAACCATGAAAGGCGCGTCCATAGCGACCTGTACGCCATTCATTTCCCGGTGACTGAATTCCGATATTGTCGGCTCCAGGAAGTCGCGAGTGCGGTGATCTTCCACCGATACCCATTCCTTCACCAATTGCAGCCCTGTGGCCTTGGCGGCATGGTGTGCGCCATAGTTGGCCGCGTTGTGTGTTTCCGTTCGGGCTATCGTGTGAGCCCTCACGCGGGCGATGCGTGGCGACCGTTGCCGGATTGCCTTGGCTATCTTTTCCAGGCTGTCGCCATTCTCTTGGCCGTTGGCAATGATCCGCATAACGTGGTCGCGCGTTGTCTCGTTAATGGACGTTATGCGCCGCCGTATCATTTCCGCCGCGATAAACTCCGCAGCCAATCGGGCAAAGAACTCCGCAAAGCCCTTTTGTTCCATCGTAAGCGTTGCATTTTTGCCACGGTCCAGAATGCGCGCGCCGAATGTGGCGATGGATTGCCTCGCTACAGTGCGCATTGTTGCCGTCAACCTTGCCTCGCTGCCGTCTGGCAGTTGCGGCAACCCGCGGCCTATTTCGTATTGATCCGCCATCGCCTGCATGGTCCGGTTGATTTCACTGGCTATGCGCGAACGGTTGGCCTTAGCCATTGCATCAATCAGCTTTTCTTGCCTAGCAGCCTCTTCCGCAGGCGTGCCGCCAAGCAACACCTTCACCCTTGTATGCCGTCCAGATAATCGGCCAGCGGCTTGCCTTCATTATTCGGCACCGACCTTGCGAAATCAGCCAAATACCGAAAGCCCAACCCATATTCACTTTGCAAGCATTCGCATGTTGCCGACCGCACTAGGTTGATTGATTTGCTCAATTCAACGCATGCATTTTGAATGTATGTGTTAAGGATTGTTGCCGTGCCATTTGTGAAATTGCACGTTCTGGCTGCCCACGCCATAAACTCCAAATCATGCAAGGCTATTTCTGCTTCCATTGGTGATTTGCGGCCTGTGATGTCTAAAATATTAGATTTCACGCGGTCTCTAATATGCGAAACCTGATTAAAATCATCGGTCAAAGGCTCTTGCATGTTGCCATTACTCACTTTAGATCAAGCCCATAAGCCAAGGCGGTCAGGTCTGACTTGCTCAACGCAGGATCTGGCGCAACCGGTGCGGCTGGCTTTGTCGGCAGGACATCGCCATCGGGCAACGGCTCATAACCCTTAATCAGCCGCCGCTCGTTTATGGTCAGGTCCATAGACTTGTCTGCCATATCCCAAAGCACGCGCTTCTTTTCCGCAATCGCCGGAACGTGGTCATAGTCCGGCTTGATCTCCAACCCGCCGAAAGCCTCGCCAAGTGAATTGGTCCAGTTGTCCGCCACCCGTTCCACAAGCGGGATTACCGTATCTTCCCAGAACGCCAGCCGGGCTTCCTGGTAGTTGGAATATGTGTTATCGCCGGGAATGCCCATAAGCTGGGCAGGGACGCCAAACGCCAGCGACACATCACGCGCGGCGCTGTATTTGGTCTCCAATATCTCCATGTCTTTCGGGCTCATACCCATAGCCTGCCACGATACACCGCCTTCAAGCAGCATCGGGCGGCCTGCATTCTTTGCGCCCTGATACTGGTCCTCCATCTGGGCTTTCAGCCGGTTGTAGTTGTCATCTGAAAGCGGCGTTTCTGAGACAAGCGCGCCGGATGGTCTGGCGCTGTTTTGCAAGAGCGCTTGCATAAGGCTCATGCTTTCGTTGTGCTGATCTACCGAATATGCCCCGGCTTCAATCGGGCTCATGCCGTACCAGTCGTTGAGCGGGTTAAAGAGCCGGGTATGATGTAGATCACCCTTGCCCGTGATTGGGTCCGCCACAAAATCGCGATACTTGCCGTTTCCGACGCTGTAGCGAAACGTCATTTCTCCGCCATTGCTCGGCGGTATGATTTTCATCCGGTCAGGCCGAAGCGTGTAAATCTCACGCGGCTCATTGCGGACGGTCACGCGCTCCTCATACTCATTGCCGCTAATCAGCAAAAAGCCAATCTTTGCCTGAATGTATTCAGCCTGACCCTGTTGCGGATTTGGACGCGCCAGAAGGTCAAGCAATGGGCTTTCAGTAAGTTCCGTCTTCCCTCGCCACGCCATCCACCGCACGCTTGAAACTGCCTCGGCCACGCGGTTGATTGCCTGATAGGCGACCACGTTCCGCATGTAGGCTTCTTCTGCGAACGCCTTATAGTCCTTTGGCGACCATACCGGCTGGCCTGGGTTGAGTATGTGCAACGATGCAACCGCGCTCTCTTTGCGCGATAGCCAGCGGTTCCAGAACGCCATTATAGCGACCTGATCCGCGGCGCGGCTGGGAACGCCAGAAAGTCGTCGATAGCATCCATTAACGGGTCAACCTGATCATCAAAGCCGGTGCCTAGGCCATCGAACATCTGCAATTCGCTCCTTAGCGCTGGCGTGTATTCAGCATTCGCAGGCAACATCACTTGCCCGGTTGCTATCCATGGGGCCGCGTCAAGCCCGCGGGTATATTTGTCCTTGCCGCGCTGAATGCCAATCATGGGCAAACCCTTACGGCGAAGCGTCTGGATTAGGCCAGTGCCTGAAACCTTATCCTCTACCTTAAACCCATGCGGACGCTTGAAACGGTGCTTTTCCCAGAAGGCAACGGCCATCCGCTCCAACTCTGGCGCTTCCCATTTGCCTCGCAATTGGTCCATTAGCGCGATGCGATGCCCGGCACGGCCCCATAGCTGGAACACGCTCCAATCGTTGCGCTCGCCCGTCTTTTGTGCGGTATCCGCATAGATGCAATATTCGCTGCATTCGGGCGGCTCGTTATACCACTCGATCCCGGCCATATCGAACAACGCGCCTTCAATGCTAACGGGCCGCTGCATGTATTGGCTGGCGAACGTGTAAGCGTCTGCCCTCAATATCTCGATTTCCGACAAGGTATGCTTTGCGGGCCATAGCGGGCCATCCGGCAAATCATGCTCTATCGGTATGCCGTGCGTCCAATCAGGCGGGTATTCATGCCCCGCGGTTATCTCTACCGGCAAATCCAGATGATGCCACTTGTCGCCAGACCCGCCGCGCAATAGATGGCCCGCGAAATCGTCGTTGTGTAGCCGCTGCATGATGACGATGATCGGCACTCCATCATGCGCCAACCGGCTGCGGAATGTATTGGTTGCCCTCTGGTTAACCGCTGCCCTGCGTGTCGGCGAAAAGGCATCATCTGGCTTTAGCGGATCATCGATAATCAGAGCGCCGGTAAATTTGCCGGGGTCCATAAGGCCCGCCCTGAAGCCGGTAATTGGACCGCCCGCCGCCTTGGCCAGTAGCCCGCCGCCCGCCATTGTTTTCCACCGGTCCTTGGCCGATGAATCCGCCGCGATGCCAAAGCCTGGGCTTAGTTCGGCGAATGCCTCGCTTTCCACTAGGTCTTTTATCTTGCTGCTATTTTCCCGCGCCAGATCGTCTGAGAATGTGGCGTGAATAAAGCGGCTTGCCGGGTTAATCTGAAACCCCTTGGCGATGAAGGCCACAACCGCCAATTCTGTTTTGGTGTATCCAGGCGGAACCGTAATCAACAGCCTGGTTATGTCACCGGTCAACACCCGGTCAAGCGTCTCGCCAATCAGCCTATGGTGCGGCCCTTCGATAAAGGCCATCCGTTCCCGGTCGTAAAAGAACCACTTCGCGAAGTCTAACAGCGGGCCGGATGGTTTAAGCGTCGTCGCCTTCTTGTGCGCTTCCAGTGAGGCCAAGAAGTGCCGGATCGACGCCAAGTCTGGTTGCTTGCTCAATCAGTTCTGCCCGTTCGGCCTGTGCGCTAACCCTCAAGTGAATGGGCGCGCTGGGGTCGCCCGCATGCTCTTTTCTGTCGGCAAGCCCCAAATCTCTAGCGATAATCGCCGGATTCAGCAGGTCTGCACTTGCGCCTTCAAACTTCTGTTGACGGATGATTTTTGCAATTTGCGCACAGACCAACGAAAAATCTTCGCGATTGTTGTAATCCCGCCACGTTTGATCCCCGATATCAAGAAAGTTCGTCAGGCCGTCAATTGTCATGGCCCGCATTTTCTCCATATGAGCAATGACGATATTGCCCTTGTCGTTGAATGCCTTGGCTTCATAAAGCGGGTTATCCTCCACCCACTCGAAATATTCAACAGCGGCTGACCATAGGGCATCTGGCGTCTTAAATATCGGGTCGCGCCCATGCGATGACCGCGCAAGCCAGAACTTGTTGCCTTTCGGCGCTGCCACGTGTCCGCTCCATATTCCAGAAAAGCGAAAGCCCCGCGGGGGAAAATCGCGGGGCCTTCTCTCAGAGCGCGCATCCGGTTAGGGGCTAATGCGCGCCAGATTTTTGTGCCGCCTCTCGCGACATACTTGATTTACTAGCGTTTCCGCCTGCGTGTGTCAAGCGGTTATCGCCAGCCTTTCATATTCGCCATCACGTCCAGGCTTTTGTGGTATTGCTCGGTCAGCAGTTTTCGGCGGTGTCCTGACGTGGTCATCTGGTTGATGTAGACGCCTTCTCCGCAGACAAGCCTTGCCGGATTGGGGTCTATCTGATCGTCCATACATAAGACCCACCACGCGAAGTAGTCCGCCTTTAGCGCTTGCTCAAACTCTGGGTTAATGCCTGCGCCTCTTGGCATTTGGGCGCGTTCATAGTCCATGGCCTTGGCGGGCGACTTCGCTATAACGCGGAAACACCGCCCTATGTGTAACGCGGCCTCTTGCTGAGTTTCGGAGAGTGCTGCCCAAGATGTGGCGTGCATTGCGCATTGCTTGGCGATGGTCCGGGTTTTGCGGCCATTTGCAGTGTGCGCTATGGTGACTTCGACCGGCACAACCTGGTGATACCGTTCACGGTGTATCTGCACGTGGTCGGGCTGGCTCATGCAATCCCCTTTGCGTTGGCGAGCGGCATGGATGGTACAGCCCCTAAGCCATCCATCCATGCGCGCTCTGGCGCTCCAGGCGCTCTATGGCGGATAATGCCAGCGGGTCGCGCTTTGGTCAAGCCAGAGAAAAAAATTCAACTTCCCTGCATTTTCCTCTTGCATCATGTAGCGCTAAGAGCTACATTCACATTATTGAAACGGCGTAGATAGCGCCAACACCAAGGAGACACGAAAATGACCCCATCCGAAATCACCAAGATAACCTGCCAGGAACTCAGCGCCGGGAAATTTCGCTATATGGGCCACGATGCTGCCGGGAAGAGCGAAGTTATCCGCGCATCCTCCACCAAGCGTTTTCTCTTTGCTTGCCGGTTTGACGCCCCGGTTATTGGAAGCCGGAAGTTTGGCACCGAGCCAAAGCTGACCAATTATTTTGGCTTTACCAATCGGCCTGCCGGATACAAAGGCGGATGCAGCCAAGACGATCCGGCTCAAACACTGCCGGTAGAGTAGCACCGCAACGGGGATCCGGCCCCGCGTCCGACGCCGTGGAACAAACAATGACACCATCTGAAATCTCCACCGCTCGCCAGCGGCTCGGCCTTACACAGGCCGGGCTTGCCCGCGTCTTAGGCTATCGCTCTGCAATGGCTATAAGCAACCTGGAGCGCGGCACAAAAAACATAGGCCCCGCGGCTGCCCGTCTGCTGCGCGCTTATCTGGACGGGTATCGCCCGCCTGACTGGTGACGCAGAGAAAACGCCCCAGGCTTTTGACCTGGGGCGCATCTCGAACCAACCAAGAAGGAAACCCCGCGCTACGCACTGAGTAAGCTCTTGTACCGCGGCTTGCGGCATGGTGCAAGGGGTTATTCATCTAAACGAAACCGGGTTTTTATGATGCCCACGCTTTCAATTAGCGCTGCGGCTGTGTGTTTGTCGCGATTGCGCCGCCTGACCATTATCGGCTCGTCACCTTGGTACTGATGGTCCACCAATGACATCAAATCCTCGCAAACCTCTTGCGCACGATCCAGCATCAACTTTAGTTCGCCAATTTCCAGATCAACGGTAACTGCCGGTGATGTCATGCGTCTTTCTCCATCGCCCATTCAGTCAAAGCCCGCTTGCAATCGCGTTCAAGCCGTCGATACCGTCGCGCCAGCAATTGCGCCTTCTTCCTGATTTCTGCCGGTTCTGGCATCCATTCGCCGTGCTTGGCGTAATCGGCGAAGGCTTCCTCAACGCAACCGGCTGGCATATCTCCAAGGGCATATCGCCAAACTTGCGCGCCTTCCTGGCTGGTCATGTTGCCTCTCGCCTTCATGGTCGAGTATAGCCCGGTGACGCTCTTTGCCAGAAACTCGCCAGACACGCGGTCGCGCATCGCGGTGAAGACCAGATCATGCACGGCCAACACGTCCGAAAGTAACGATCTGTCCGGTTGAATCCAAGCCGCTTTCATCGTTACCCCATAGCCCGGCTTCCCCTGCATGCTGACCACCTCCGTTCGCTTCCCGTTCAGCCATGGCGAAAGCTTCGATCCAGTCAGACGGCTTTCCAGGTCTAGCAGGGCCCGCCAAGCGCTTATCCCTTTCGGCAAACTCAAGCGAGCGGAGACACCAATTTCGCCAAGCCGCTGCCCAACCGCGTTCAGTTTTCGTGTCTCGATCAATCCAGTGGTTGACGAACTTTGGCCATTCCCGGCGCACGTCAACGCCGCGCTCTCTGGCGTAGGCAATAGCTGCTTTATCCGGCTGCCGATCTTCTGCAATTCGTCGTTTGACGCTGGCGCTTCTTGTTTTCGGCTTAGGCGGGTCGTCGGCACCGGGCTCACCTTCACCCGTTCCGGCGTCCAGGTCTTTTCCGGCTGCCTCCGATATGCTGCCGGGCTGTCCAGGTGCTGCCGTATCCGCTGCATTGCCGCTTCTGATTGTTCGTCCATCGTGGTTCTCCGTTGTGGCGTCGCTTTCTTTGGAAACACCGCTAGGTGTTTCTTTCTTTAGACAGTCAGAAGTTTCATCAGAAGTTTCATCAGAAGTTCTAGTTTGTCCCCTTGCTGTCCCCTTGCTGTCCCTTCGCTGTCCCGTTGCTGTCCCCCTGCTCCCGTTTGGTGCCTGAAATTCATCGTATTTACTGATAGTTATAACCAGAACGCCTGTCCCCGTTTCTGTTCCAACCATTCCCCGCTTTTTCAAGCGTGTTATAAACCCGTGAGTTCTGTTTCGCTTCCACCCCCAGGCTTCAGCCAAAAACCTAATGGAATGAGATAGTTGCCCACGCTCCAGAAAGACAGTTGCAGAGCCTACGCGCTTCTCTCTAGGCTTCCATGATGCCTCCATAATCATCCATACGAACGCCTCCCGTTCGGTGAAAGGCTCGTCTTTGAATGCCGCATCACTCCATATCGTGCGGGCTATGTTGACCGTGCCGTTGCTCATACAAAAGCCCCTTGCGAACCGTTGCGCGCGGTGTTAAATCTGTTTGCAGACATTGGCGGTGTATCTCCCTCTCCGCTGCCGGTGTGAGCGGGTCGAGTGTTTCCGCACTCCCCGCTCTTTTATTATCAGCCTGATGCTTGCCGGTGTCAATCTTCGGCTATACAACCGGTTTGCTTGGTGTACCCGGATGAAAAACATTCTTCATCCATATTGCTGATGCCAACAACGGCATGACAAACTCCACAAACGCGCACGCCCGGCTCTCCCAATGATTTAAGACGGTGAATAGACGCAGTTGCAAACCCTTTTAAACGAAGGTCGTCGCTGCCTATCCCCTCACCTGTGATGCTCTCGCCTGGGTCTACCCGCAGCGTATAACGCCCATAGCGCTTTTCTTTGATGATAGTCGCCGCAAATTTAACAACCTCCGGGTCTTCTCCATAAAAGCTGCGGTCTTCGCCGCTAAATTCCCACTCCACAGAAACACGATCCCCGACCGAGAAAAGCGGGATGCGCTCTGTGCAGGAAAAATTAACGCTCGTCAGGCGAAGCCCCTTTATGCGCGCTTTCATTTTTTCACGAATTGGACATCCCCGCGGGTCTGTATAACACCCGTAGCAAGGTCTATAAGTCGTCATCGATCATTCTCCATCTAAGGCTTTGCGCCGATATACCCGCGTTTCCCTGCCGTGCGATGTGGTATCTCTCATGGCCCGGAATTCGCCCGTTCGCTCTATCACGCCATCGCGCAACAGGTCTCTGACATACGCGCCCCATGCGTTTGGGTGATGCGCAACGGCTCCCCGCTCCCGGCACGCTAGGCGGATATCCTCGCCCGTGAAATCGCCCGCGTGTGAGGCGATTATGGTGGCGGCGGTTTGCTGCCAGTCAGTCATGGTCCGCCTCCTTCATCGTTATCTCTAGCACAGCAATACGCCGCGCCTCATATTCGTGAAACTTCTTGCGCCAGAGAAAGCGCCTGTTCCACGCAGCCAAAGCCTCCGCCTTTGTCGGGTATGCCCACTTGCGATTCCAATCCCTTTGAATGCGCACGGTTCCAGTATCACGCTCCACCCAAACAGACGCCTCAGTCTCCCGAATGACTGCATAGGGGCAAGCATATATACGAGCGCTATCGTGCTTTCGTTCTTTGTTTCGCACTTCGCAATAGCTATCATACCGCCACCAAATGCCGGGCGTTTCCGGTTGTTCTGGCTTGTGGTCAAACCGATTTTCCGGCAAAAGCTCTAACGGCTCCAAGTCATTCATGGCCCGTCCCCTCCAGCACGCTTTGCGCCAGCCCGCGCGGGTCGTTGTGGCCGTCTGCAATCGCTTGCAACGCGGCGATAGCGTCCTTGCCCAGCTGGGTTGCGGCGCGTTCGGCTTCCCGCGCCTTGTCTTGAGCATCGTATTCCGCCTTCCATTTTGCGCGACGGGCTTCGCGCCTTTCCTTTACCACTTCTGGGTCGTGCTGCCTGCAATAGGCTTGCTCAGGCCCATGCCCGCGCTTTCGTGAGCATTGAGAATACGCCCATGCATCATTCGACGCGACTTCCTCAGCGCAACGATTTGGGTCCGCTGGAATGCCGCCCATCCTGCCATAGCCATTTTTGTGATAACTGCTTGGTTGCCAGTCAGTCATGATTTCCTCCATCGGTGATAGTTACGGTGACCAGCCCGCCCGGCACGCGCTCGCCAAACTGTTCCGGCCAAACGTGGATAAACTTGTTGTCGTCTATCATTAGCGCGTCCTGGATGCCGTCTATGGCCGCTTTAAGCGCCGCCTGGACGTTGGACATATCGGCCCGGCTCTTTGGTGGCTTGTGTATCGACCAAACCAGCCTAGGCCGCCCGGTGATGGTCAGGAAGGAACACCCAGCGGCCTTGCACTCCCATGCTGCGTTGGTGCGGGCCTTGCGTGTTGCCGTGCCCTTCGCTGCCCAATGCGGCCGCGCATTCTGCCATAGCGCCGCGTCTGGCCATGGCAGGCGGATGGTGATGGCGTCAGTCATTGGCCAGAAGCTTCCAAAGGCAACGGCGGCTGCGAGCGGACCAAACCGCCGCCCTATTTTGCCGCTGTATGGCTTCGTCAAGCTTCCCAGATTTCAATTTCACCGCGGCAAGCGCGTATTGAAATTCAGCCTCAGTCTGACAAGCCTTGGTTGCTCGCTCTAGTTCCGGTTGTTTCATGTTCATATCCTCTCAAGTTGCAGGTTGACGCCGCGGGCAAGTCCCGTTTCAGAACGTAAGCACAACTGCTTGGTCCTTTCGTTTGTGTTGCGTTAATTCTTCCTGCCCGCGGCGAAACTTTATGAGGGCATCATCTATTCAAAGCTAAGTTGTGGCTCGTCGCTAGCGTCCAAAACATCGGCCTTCTCAAGATTTTGCACCGCTTGTCGAAAATAGCTGGACTTCAGTTCAACGCCGATACCAATCCGGCCCAACTGAACTGCCCCGAAAACCTCAGAACCAATCCCCATAAATGGAGTGAAAACCTTTTCGCCGGGATTTGTTCTCAGGCTTATGCACCGATCAATGACATCCAATTGAAGCGGGTGAACGTGCTTTTCGTCTTCCGGGTCTTTCCCACCCTGGAAAGGAAGAACCCTCTGCATTCTGATATCATCCCAAACAGACGAGGCGTAATGCCTCCATATCCAGTGAGAATACCGGTTTTCAATTTGCTTACCCTTCCATCCCTTGTACCCAAGAATATCTCCAGGCATGGGCTCTTCGCCCGCGTAGTGATAAAGCCCAAAGTCATGGGTTATAGGAACCGGGTTTTCGCCGCGTTTGCGGAAAATCAGCATGTAGTCGGCGCTAGCAACGCCTCCGTATGCCGCGTCCTGAACTATGGTTTGGTGAGCCAAGTTCTTGACCATGGTCCTGTTACGAACCCAAAGCGGCTCCTTCCATATCGTGTGCCGGGCGATGAAATCGAAACCGCACTCCGCGTGGAGTTTGATAATGTCGCCGGGGAAATCGAGAAGGTAATCCCTACCGCTGTTGCCGCTTGGTATGTCGGTGCAATGGACCGCGGTTATCCGCCCCGGCATGGTTATCCGGTGAATGCCTTCGATGCAGAAACGATAATGAGCAAAGAAGTCCGCATAATCGCCGCTGTTAGATAGGTCTCGGTCATCGCTGCTATAGTGGTACAGCCCGCCAAACGGCGGAGAGTATACCGACAGGTGAACACACGCATCGGGCATGGAAGCCATAACCTCAATGCAATCGCCATTGTAAATAGCGTATTTGTCCGTGATGGATTGATCTTTTACAGCCATTTGGGCATCTCCGTTTTTTGTGTATAGTGATCAACTTTTGCAATCCCCGCAGCGCGGTTCATTTCAGCCACGAGGTTTGCAAACATGGTATCGGCCTTAACCGATTTTTGCTGAAGATTGGCCATAACGCGGCGCTCGCCTTCAGTCATAACTATGTCGACCGTGACATCGTTTTTTTGGCCAAACCGCCAACACCGGCGAACGGCTTGGTAATATTGTTCGTAAGAATGGGAGGGAAAGTACACCTCATGATCCGCGTGCTGCCAATTAAGACCAAGCGCGCCTATCTTTGTTTTGGTTATCATTACCCGCGCATCGCCTCTGCCAAAGGCTTCGAATTTGGCTTCTTTGGAATCGTCACTGTCTTTGCCGCTTACCTGGACGCTGCCGGGTATCAGCTTTTCTAGCAGGTCGCCTTCATCGTTCATATGGCACCACAAAACCGCTGGGCGGTTGTGATCCACTAGCGCGGCAGCGGCTTCGCATCGGTCGTGTATGGTTCGTTTTCGTTCGGCTCGCTGTTCCGGCAATGTCGTTGCGGGCATGTTGAAAAGCATCCCATCCGGCGCGTCCTTGGTGTCAATCAAAACCTCATTCTCTATCAGTCTGGGCAAGATAAAAGGGCCATCATCAAAACCTAGATCCGATGGCTTCCGGCAGGCCCTGGCCCAGCTTGTAACCCACCGCCAAAAAGGCAATTCGGCATGTCCTTTGAACCGCCACTTAGGGGCCTCTCCATACATGCGCTTCATCGCGACATTGCCTTGGTCGTTCTTAAAGAACCGGCCAAGCATATCGATAAAGCCCATATACCCCAACGCTTCGGCAGAGGTTCCCAACTCTATGTAATCGTTTGGCGCTGCGGTTGCCGTCGCGAGCAACCGGTATTCTGTCTTTCGCATAAAGTCAGTTATGGCCTGTTTGGTCGCCCCGTCATAATTTTTGAGAATACTGCTCTCATCGCAAGCGACAGCCGCAAAGTCATGAGGGCTGAATAGATGCAATTTCTCGTAGTTTGTTACGGTAATTCGCCCCGCAACAGATCCATCCCTAGACCTTTTGCACTCGATGCCAAACTTTTCGCCTTCGGCCACCATTTGAGAAGATACGGCCAACGGTGCCAAAAGCAAAACGGGCTTGCCGGTATGCCTTGCCACGTTTTCGCACCAAACCAGCTCTTGCAATGTTTTGCCCAATCCGCAGTCGGCAAATATAGCCGCCCTGCCCGTCTCTATACCCCACGTCACAAGGGCCTCTTGAAAATCAAAGAGAGATGACGGCATAAATGTGGGTGTAAACCCACGTTGCGCGCCAGTGTTTTCGCGGTCTGTTAAAAACCGCCTGTACTCTGCCAAACTCAAGGCTGCATCCTCCGAAATATGCGCCGCAGTACATAGCTGCGCGCGGTTGATAGGACAAAGAACACCGCGGCAACCATTGATGATTGCTCAATAGTTGATTGCCAGCCAAACAGCGGCCAAAGCAACTGGACTGCGGTTGCGGATATAGCGAGCCCGGCAATGGCGTTTGCCGTGGCTTCCATGCCGTCCAGGCGGCGCGTCATTTGCCAACGCCCCTGAATGAAAAGCATTGATCCGGCACAAGCAGAGGCGGGGAAAGTTCCGCCGCCGCCGCCCGTATGTTAATCGCCCATGCGGCTGGCATAACGCCTTGCTTCCGGGCGGTTGTCACTGTGCGGCGCTTCACGTTGTTTAGGGCGCAAACCCGCTCAACGGTGATAGCGTCGATTGCGTGACGTGTGATTGCTTCATAATCCATGCATTGGATCATACGCGCAAAAAAAATGCGCGCAATGCTTTTTTTATGTTGCATGGTGATTTTATGCGTGTACATTGTGTCTATCGACCAACTGAGAGGAACCACCCGATGACAATGGGCGATTGCACATCACACCTGCCACAATGGGCGGACTACATGGCAAAGCAGCGCGAACGGCTGCTGGATTTGTCGGGGTCGTTTACGGACAGCCCTGTGGCCGTGCAGCATTTCGCAGAAGAGGCGGCGGTGTGCGCAGGGATTGAAGCGTTCCTGCGATCCACGATCCGGGACGCCGCCACCACGAATGACGACGCCACCAACTGAGAGGAATGAAACCATGATCACAATCGACAAAGACAAGCCGATACCTAAACTCTCTGGGCGTGGGGCACCGCGCAAGTACCCGTTTGACGAGCTTGCTGTCGGCGAATCCTTTTTTGTTCCTGGCAAAAAATCGACAGACCTTGGCGGATCGATTGGCGGCGCACGGCATCGCTTGCCTGGACGCAAGTTTCGAACGCGCACCGTAACAGAGAACGGCGTCGATGGCGTCCGCGTGTGGCGCGTCCAATGACTGAAGCCGACGAACTCAAAGCCTGCATAGCGATGGCGCTGGCCAGCCTATCTGAGCCACGGCTTGACTTCTCCAGCCGGTGCCTTGCTGCCATCATGGCGCTTAACCCGGACGAGCGCGCCAACCTGAAAGGGCTGGCAGCCGCGGCCAACGTGCAAGTGCGCACCGTGCATCGTCAGGTTCGCCGGATGCGTGACCTTGGCGCTGTTGAGTGCGTGAAGGGCAACGATGGGCATTTTTACAAATGGAAGGGGTTGCCATGACCAGCGACACACAAACAACAATTGCCGGGGCCTTGGCCGCTGCCCAGATGGAAATGGGCAAAGCGCTTAAGCTGTCAAACAATCCGCATCTGAAATCCAAGTACGCCGATTTGCAATCCGTCATGGATGCGTGCATGGATGCGCTCAATAGCCATGGGATTGCGGTGATACAGCCGTCCGGCTTGGACGATACCGGGCATTACGTCGATACTGTTTTCTTGCATGTCAGTGGCGAGCGGCTTTCGTGCCGAGTGCCCATGTTGCTAGGCAAGCAGGATATGCAAGGGCTGGGCTCTGCAATGACCTATGCCCGCCGCTATGGCTTGATGGCAATGGCAGGCGTAGCGCCGGAGGATGACGACGGCGAAGGCGCAAAGGGCAACGGCAACGGCAAGGGCCAGCCTGACAACCGCGAGCCGCCGCGCAAGGCGAAACCGGAGGCAGAGCCTGACAATCCAACGATTGGCACCATCATGGAGGCAAAGCAGTCGCTGCAACGCGCAGTAGACCTGCCCCGGCTGAAAGCCATTTGGGAGAGCCTGCCCAAGCAGGTGCAAACGTGGCCGGGTGTGTTGGAGGAAAAGGACGCGCGAAAGACGCAGCTAGCGGCGCAAGAGCCGCCCAGCGATGGCGATGCTTTCGACGACCAAATTCCGTATTGAGGGGAATGACCAATGGAAAATGACAACCCGCGCGCCGTGATTGGCGGCAACAACCCGCCCAATCCGATAGAGGCAGCGCTTGCACCGTATAGCGACTTGCTGACGGAGGCGGATAACTGGCTTGACGGCACGCCGGTCGCCAATGCGGATCAACTGAAAGCCGTTGACGAACTGACCAAGCAGGCCAAGGCGGCACGCAAAGCCATAGAGGCTGCGCGCGATGAATCGACCAAACCGCTGTACGATGCATGGCAGGCGGAAATAAAACTGTGGAAGCCTGCTCAGGAAAATCTAGACACCATCGTCACCGGGCTTGTTGCCATCGCTGGCGACTACAAGGCCAAGCTGGCATCGCAGCAATCGGAAGCCCGGCGATTGGCGTATCAGGAGGCAGGGCGGCTAAAGGCGGCGGCGGAAGCTGCCAGCAATGCGGCCAACGCTGGCGACATTGAAGCCCAGCGCCAAGCGTCCGAAGCCAAGCGGGCGGCGGTTGTAGCTGCCAAGCGGGCCGCGGCGACAAAGGTGGAAGTGCGCGGATTGCGGACTGTCCACAAGTACGAAATCACCGGCCACAAGGCGGCGCTGCACTGGATTGCGGCCAACGATAAAGCGGCCATGACAGAGTTTATTGAAGCCTACGTCGCCAAGAACCATCGCAACGTGCAGATGGATGGCGTCCGCACGTGGACAGAAAAGGAGGCGTTTTGATGACCGTCGCGCGCGCCCCGGCAACGAACCCCCGCATTCTGGAGAGAAACGATGGCAGTAGGTGAGCCCTATTTTGGGTCGGATTATCACCGCCCCTTTGAGGCAAGAGACCCGGAAGTTAAAGTCATGCCGACTTCCGTTTTGCGCGACAAGCGAAGGGAGTCGCAGAGAATGACAACCCGATACGCAGAGGAACTGCGCCGCAGAGGATTGGATGCTACAGATGACTGACAAACAAATTGCCGAACTCAAAGCTGCCAGCCCGGAAATGGTGACGGTGCCGAAAGAGTTGCTGACGAAGGTGTTGCTAGAGGCGGAGGCGAATAGCATGGGGCTTACTAACATTACCGCAGAACTTTCCCGCCTTGAGGGGAAGGGCTCCCGCCTTCGTGTTCGCGCTCGCGAAATGGAAGCGGCGGAACTAGCGCGAATAGCCGTGATCAGCGCCATCGCTGGCATCGAATAAGAGAGGGAACGCTATGTCAGGTAGTCCATATCTTGCGCCAGTGCATGATGCCGTTGCAGAAATGCGCGCGACAGCCAAACGTATTCGCGCCGAAGCCGACGCCTTGGAAAAGGCGGCTAGGTTGCTTGAAGATACCCTGCCCGCACATTTGCGCCGCGGGCGATAACGAGAGGAAACGCCATGAAGCTATATGCCCAATTCGTGCCGTCCTGGACGGACGAACAAATCGCCGAACTCAAACGGCTATGGATTGCCAACGAACTCACAACCGCGCAGATCGGCAAGAAGATCGGCAAGAACAAGAACGCGGTGATCGGAAAAGCTTACCGGATGGGATTGCCGCGCAAGATTGGCCAGCAAAAGCCGACATTCAAGCCGGTGTTGGTACGCCCTCCGCCGCTGCACCGGGCCGCGTCATGCGCTTGGCCCATTGGTGACCCCATGCAGCCAGACTTTCGCTTGTGCGGGGCGGAAATCGCCCGCGGCAGCTATTGCGCAACGCATGGCGCATTGGCCAGCAAGCGCACGCTGCCAGAACTTGACGTTGATGCAACCATGAAGGAAATGAGGCTATGAGCCCGAACCTAATCGAAGCCATGCAACACGCGGTAAACGCGCAACGCAACATTGTCGAAATCATGGACGGTGACGACCGCGAGGAACGGATAGAACTGGCCAAGCGGCAACTGCATTCCGCCATGATTGCCCTGGAGCGCATCCAAGGCAAGCCGCAAGCCGGGCCGGTTTACGCCGTCATCGGTGACGCGGATGGGTGGGGAGCGTGATATGACAAACCTGCATGGAATAGAAGTCGGTCAGCAACTTTGGTACGTGCCACATTATCGTCGATACGACAACTCAACATTCGTAACCGTCTCCAAAATTGGCCGGAAATGGGCAACCGTAGAGCCTGCACGATACCCTCGATTCGACTTGGTAACTCTGCGCGCTGACGGCGGAGGCTATTCAATCCCAGGAACGTACTGGCTATCGAAGGAGGATTGCGACGAAGCCACGTTAGCCTTCGATCTGTGGCAGCAATTAAAGCGCGCCGTGGAATACTCCCAACCGCTTACGGACGTTAACGGCATCAAGCAGATTGCCGCAATGTGCGGGATCGAACTTAAAATGCCAAACGACGGCGACGAACGGGGAGCGTGACGCCATGAAATTAGCCGTAAAGGTTCTGCTTTTGGTGTTGTCGTATTTGTTCGCCGCGAGCGTTTCCGGTGAAATCTATTACGACATGGCGCAAACCAATTGGCTGTCGCTTTGGACATACGTCACATGGGAGGCCATCCATCTTGCAACGTGCGTTTCGCTGGCTGTCGTGACTATTGCCGTTGTCGCACTATTCAAGAAAGACTGAACAACAACCCAATCCCCGCGGCGGCACGGTAGGCAGAATATGCCGGGCCAATGCGGAGACAAGCGCTGGCTGTTTAGGGTCCGAGCCCCTGGCAGCGCAGCGCATAACCTGAAAGGAACGCCATGAGCAGCGTCAACAAAGTTATACTTCTCGGGAATTGCACTCGTGACCCAGAAGTGCGCCACACGCAATCCGGCGATAAGGTTGTCAGTGTGTCAATCGCCACAAGTGAAAGGTGGACAGACAGAAGCAGCGGAGAGCGGAAAAAACGGACCGAGTTTCACCGGGTCGTTATTTTCGATCCAAACCTTGCCGAGATTGCCGACAAGTACCTCAAGAAGGGCTCGCCGGTCTATCTCGAAGGCCAGTTGCAAACGCGCAAATGGACGGATCAAAGCGGGGTTGAGAAGTTCTCAACTGAAATCGTGCTACAGAAATTTCGCGGCTCGATTGTGCTTCTGGGCAAGAGCGGCGGCGGGTCCGATGACGATTACGCGCCAGCACCAAAGGCGGGCGGCGGTGATTACGACCTGGACGATAACATCCCTTTTGATTTTGCGCGTTAGGCCAAGAACGGCGAAAGCCGCTTGACGCGCATGACACAAGCGCCGCCGCTAGAGTGTAGCGTAGGCGCATCATCAATGAGGAGAGTTTTAGATGAATGACCGGATGAAAATCGCCGCCATGGCGATGCAGGGGATGCTTGCCATGATAGGTGGCGGCGGAAGCGATCAAGACTTGGCCGAACGGGCGGTTGCAAAAGCAGATGCCCTCCTTGCCGCGCTGGCAGTCACTGAGGACACAGTTGCGGAAATGCGGCGGACGGAACCCGGCAAGGCGCAGGATGAAGTCGGCGATTGGCGGAAGTATACACACCGACGCCACAGTCACAATATTATGTTGGTTGCGGCTGGTGATTTTGGCCCCACTTGGACCGTTTTTGATTGGTGGAACACCCCGCAAGGCAGTAACTTTTGGCGAGACGTACACAACGGCAAAGCCTCGCCAGCCGACATGTTCCGCGCCAAAGACTTTGCCCAGCGGGTGTTGGTGGCGATGGCAGCGGAAGATGAGTGACGCGCATGACACAAGCGCCGCCGCTATATCAAAAGCGGCGGCGTTTTTGCGTTTAGCCTCTGGCAACACCGGCTCACTCAATCGCCGTCACTCCCTCCCCTCAACTAAACCGTTTACAGTCACGCGGGCGTCGCGGGCACCGGCTGTCTGGATCGTCCCAGCCGTCGCACGTGGATTGCGTGCATGGCCTAGGCAATTCATAGAACCTTTCCCGCAACACCCATAGCTCAACGGGCGATTCAGGCAGCGCCTCCGCACCATGTTTAGCCTTCGTGGCGCGCTCTCCGAAAAGGCGCACAAGCAGGCGCATGATCATCGTCACTCACTCCCTTTGTTGCGTGCATCCTTGGCTGCTTCGATTGCCGCAATGGCAGTCATCCGCAGCCAACCAGACAGCGAGAGCGCATGAGCCCCGGCCGCCTTTTTCATTTCCGCCTTAAGCTCATCGCTGACGCGGAGGCGAATATATGTTTCCTGTGTGTCCATGCTGTTATAATAGGAAGGCTACAAATAATTGCAATAGGGTATTGACGTGGCCACACCGTGGCATTATGTTTGGAGCATCGAACGACTGAGAGGAAATGACCATGAAAAAAGCAATCACAACTACCGGCGATTTCACCGAGTGGAAGCCGGTTACGTGCCACTGCGTGGCAATCGTTTGGAGCAATGCCGTTGGCGGATATATAGAAACTGGCGTTTACCTTGGCGAATTTAAGGATGTGCAAAGCGCATCTGCCGAACTGACCAAGCGCGGGTACGTGACGCGCCCGCAATCGCCATATTTTGGCACGGCGTTTGTCGATGGTGCTTTCACTTATGATTGCCCGCTGCATTTCAACGTAGTGAAGGCATGACCATGACCCGCCCCCTAACCGCCGCAGACGTTCTTTCCGATGCAATCGGCATGGTGGACGATCCCGCGGCCCTGACGGAGTATTTCATCGCCATTGGTGACGATGTGTACCGCCGCGAGGATTGCACCGCGTGCTGTTGGTGTGGCGGCGTGGAGCCGATAGACTGGCAAACGCCGGTTGAGGAAGGCCACGTTTGCACCGATTGCGAAGCCGAACGCGAATACGAAACGGCGGGGCGGTATTACTCCCTGCCGGTGACACTCTAGGAGGAATGACGATGAGCCACTTCTTGCAAATAGCCCGCACCAATCTTGCAACGCTTGCCCGGTTGGGTAGCGATGCGTCACCGGCTCAACGGCTGGTGTATTTGGGCCGGGCCATGGATATGACGCGCGAAGCCTATGCCGCCGCCGTCGATACTGACGAGGTTGAAGCCGTGCTGGCGGAGATTGGCAACGCCTGCCGCCGTCCGCCGCTGGCGCAGGACAATACCGCGCGCGGCGATGAATGGGAGCACGATGCCCGGCAGCCCGGCGTTTATGGGCACGCCAGCGGGGGGACGTTATGAAAACCACGATCAAACGCTGGCTACCGGCGGGGTTCTTTACCGGCGCACTGGCTGAACGCACGATTGCAACCCATGCCCATGAGTGGCAGAACGTGATCCACTACGCGCCTGACTTCCTGGCTGGCTTTGCTGGCATGGCTGTCATCGTGGCGGCTTTTGTTGGTGTGTTGAGTGCCGCTTGCCTGGGCATGCAGTGGCTGAATGACAAACTCTTGGGAGAAGACGCATGATCGTTTACTCAATCGACCCGCCGTTTGAGACGAACGCCGTCGCGCGCGAAACAACCGTGACCGTGACCGCGTACGACACAGAGACAAGACACTTCTGGTTTGGGCTGCCGGGTGGATGGCAATGCGGGACGGCGATAGGCGGATTGTTCAACCCTCCCCCGCCGATCCCCGTCGCCGCGCGCAAGCCGCAGGTTGGGGAGGTGTGGGTAGGCCCAAGCACACCCGCTTTTTTGGTCCTAGCCATTCACGATGAAAGCCGGATTTTTGGATGGTGTCGGTATGGCTGTGACATCACCATCCATGGATTTAACGCTCGCGATTACAGGCCAGCCACACCGGAAGAAGCCGAACCCTTCCGCCCATTTATGGAAGTCTTGATGCGGTCGCTTGGGGAGAAGGGCAATGGCTGAAACATGGCCAGAGATTAAGGCCGATGGGATAAGTTCAGTCCACATTCACGCCCCGCCGACCAACGAAAAACGCCTGCACCGCAAGCGTTGCCCTGACTGCAAACGCGCCCGCGCGTGGTTCGCCTCGTTCTTCCAAGAGTGGTATGGTTGGCGATCAACGTGCCTGCATTGCGGGCGCTCTTTTGAGGGGGGCGAATGGTTGGCCCTCCCCTTCATGCGTGGCTCGCGTGCGGCGGAGATAGCCCGCGCCAAGGCCAGGTATCGTAACGTAAAGGTTATCCCGCTAAAGGAACCGCGAAATGGCTGAAACATGGCCAGAGATCAAGCGCCGCCAGCAGGAAGAGAGATGCGCTGCCGTGACGGACGCCATCGCGGCATGCGGCGGCAATCAGACGGAAGCGGCAAAGCGGCTCAAAATGGCTCGTGGAAGCCTGGATCGCATGGTTCGGGAATATGGGCTGGTTGAACCGAAGCCCACCAAACAACGCCGGGAGGATTGGCACAATGCCAAATGACCCATATGAAGACCTGGACCGGGAAATTGACATCGGCCACCATGCGCGCGAGGAAGCGCGGGAATGGGCAAGGACCGTCATATTCGTCACCCTGGGCGCGGCTGCACTGCTGGCCCTTCTCTGGCTTGTCGGCGCGTTCTGATGGTGCAGAAATACATCGCGACGGCAATCCACAAGATGGCTGAGGTTGCGCCTGACGATCCCATACTCGCCCGGGCCATGGCCGCGCATCATTTCGTTATCGACCGCAAGCTGGTGGACTTGCTGGGCCGGTCTGACGTGGTGGCTTCCATCCGCGCAGCCCTGGACGCTGACCTGTTCCACTTGCCATATCCAGAGGTTGCCGTCGAGTTTGAGGCAGAGGATGGCGTCAGGCGGCTGGTCTTGCTGACGGACAATGACGGCGGCTTTGACGCCTATGTATGTGCCTATAGCGAGCCGGTGCTGACCGTATCTGACACGCCGTTGATGGTCTTGCCCGACGATGGGAAGCTGCACATAAGCGGCAAAGGATCAAGCGACCTGGACCGGCTTGCGGCTGGCTTTGCGGCGGCGGTGGCGCTGCTGATCCTGAACATTCGCGGCGTGGATCGTGAGGTAGTCGAGCCGACTGCACTGAACCGCAAGCGAGTGGAGCGAGGGTTGCCGCCCGTGCCCCGCCATGCGGTGTTTCATATTGGGACCGTCTACGACCGCGATGGCCGCCCGGTGTCAGGCTCTCGCCGCGCGATGCCAGTGCATATGCGCTCTGGCTATATCCGGCAACAGGTACACGGGAAAGGGCGGGTTGAAAGGAAGCTGGTCTACATCGCCCCGGTGCTGGTCAACTATCAGGCGGGCGGGCCGGACCCAGCGCCAACCCGTAAAATCGTGGCTGCTTGACCGCCATGCAACAGAATAGACACCGCAACTCCCTAGGGGGCGGGCCGGAGCGTCCTAAAGCCAGTACAGCGTGAGTTCAAAGCCGGGTGCGGTGTCTTGCATTTTTACCCGGCAATGGCTGGCATCTCCGGCACTAACAACGAACGAAGGAAAGACACCATGACCCAAGCGAACGGCGCGCAACTGCGCCAGTACATCGAACAAATCGAACACCTGGAAACGGAGAAGGCCGAAATTGCCGACCTTGTGAAAGACATTTTCCAGGAAGCCAAATCGAACGGCTATGACACCAAGGCCATGCGGGTTGTTCTCCGCAAGCGCAAGATGGGTGCCCAAGAGCGGGCCGAACTGGAAAGCCTAGAGGCGCTTTATTTCGAAGCGCTGGAGGGGAATGAGTGATGGCTGATAGACCAATCTTGTTTAGCGGCCCTATGATCCAGGCGCTGATGGAAGGGCGCAAGACGCAGACGCGGCGTGTGTTGAAACCGCAGCCCTCGCCCGGTGTTGTCCGCGAATGCATCATGGCTGCGCGTGACATTCCGAATACAAGCGGGTTTGCAGTCGGCGACCGGCTGTGGGTGCGGGAAAGCTGTGCCTTTGTCGGTAGTGTTGACCCGCAATGGGTTCTTTACCGCGCCAGCGGCTACGCGCGGGAATGTAGGCGGCATGGCTTCGACCTGCCCTACCCGCCAGAGCCTAAATGGAGGCCATCTATCCACATGTCCCGGGGGGCGTCACGGCTGACCCTGACTGTCACTGGCGTTCGGGTTGAGCGGGTGCAGGATATCAGCGCCGCGGATGCGACAGCCGAAGGGCTGGCGATGCGGGGGAAGGGGGGCAGCAAATGCAAATACGGCATTCCAGACCGCGACGGCCAGCCGGGCAATGAAGATCACGGTTGGCTTTGGCAGGACTGGTGCATTGATCCCCGCAACGCATTTGGGTGGCTCTGGAATAGTATCTATGAGGCCCGCGGCTATGGGTGGGCCGAAAATCCATGGGTTGTGGCACTGACCTTCACTGTCTCAAAACACAATATCGACCGGCCAAAGGAGGGGAATGAGTGATGGCCTGGGCAACGACTGCGGCGATGATCGGCGGGGCGGGGTTAATCGCCCTTTCCATTGATATGGCCTGCAACTATCGCCGGTTTTCTGATGCGTGGTGCTGTGTCGGTATAGGGCTTTTGGGAGGCGGGGCTAGCAACTTGGCGGTTTTCGCCGTGTAAGCCTAACCGCGGAAAGGAATGAGATTTGAGCGATATCAACACGCTTGCGGACGCGCTGCCGGATTTGATGGCACAGGTTCGAACTGTGGTTATCCCATCCTATGAGGAGGTGGCTAAGGTTGCCCCGATGGCCAAATTGACGATTGCGGTTATCGAGGCCGAACTTGATCAGGCGGCACGGGCATTGGCTTCTGGCGATGTTGTTGCGATGCTCGAAGCGCACGCGGCGCTTCGAGACACCTACGACAGCATGTGAAGGGGAATGAGTGATGACGAGCAGGGACCACGAAAACCACGGAATGCTGATCATGGCAATAGCCATCGCCGGGCTGTCTCTCATCTGGGGCGAGTACACTGCTGCGGCTTTGTCTGCCTTTATGGCGGCGGGTACCGTAGCGGACATGCAGTGGCGGCGTTGGCGGCGCTGGCGCAATCGACCGGCCAAAGGAGGGGAATGAGTGATGGAAAAGGACATTGTTGAGCGGCTGCGGTTTTTGGACGGACGGTTTGACATTTCGCCAGACTTGCACGCTGAAGCTGCTGACGAGATCGAACGCTTGCGCACAGCCCTCAAAGCCATCGCGTATCTCGACAAACTTGGGAAGGCGGACTTTATGGACGACGCAGTTTAACCGTTCGTGCCGTCGCGGTCTATGATGGTGTCCAATTCATCCAGGCCGCGGCGTATTTCGGCCATGACGCGCTTTAAGGCGTGGTGCAACTCGAAACTTTCGACCTGTTGCTCTCTGACCTCGCCAGCCGCTCTACAGAGGCGGCCATCGCGCGGGCCGTCTCTAAGGATTCCCGCTGCAAGTCCATTACCTGAGAAAGCATCTCGCGGGTATCCTGTAAGTGAGCCGCCTTCCCCGCTTCCACCCGGTCGGCATAAGACATTGCCAGCGCCTCGATGCGGCGGCTGTTCTCGATTATGATCTCTTCCAAGCGCTTGGCGTGCGCCGCTTCCATCTTGCGGGTTTGATCCTGCGTCTCCGTCTGCCGTGCCACGAGGTTGCGAATAAACAGCCAAAGAGCCCCTACCATGGCTACGACCATCGCCATAAATGCTTCGGCGTTTATCGGCATTAGGCATAGGGCCAAACGGCATGAGAGGCTTCCACAAATGTTGCATCGTGCGAGACTTGCACGCCGGGCAGCATACCACTTGTGAAGTATATCACACCTATACAATCGTATGCTGGCACTGTGCCGCTAACCTTTCAGTTTGGCGACAAGCGCCGTCAGGTTTGCCAGCCCGGATTCGATCTCCGCAACGATGGCCGCTTGTGGCTCATCGGTTGGCGGCTCTGGGATTACCCCAGGCCCGCTTCCATCATCGCTGAAGAGAAAGTCTACCGGCAACGGCTCTTGTGGCTCATCAACCGGCGTCTCTGGCACAACAACGGGCGGCGGGACCGGAGCCGGAGGGACGGGGACCGGGGCCGGAACGGAGCCGATTGGCCGGAAGTCGAAGCGCGCAGGGTCTTTGTAATGCTTGGCATAGTCGGACGGCGGAATTTCCCGGTTGTGCGCCTGATACTTCGGCACGCTTGGCGCTTCGTTGCCTACGACCTGATTGCCATTCCCGGCCCGGACGAAAATCCGCAGGCCCTCGCCACGATAGCGCGGGTTGCCGTCGATCACGCGGTTATTCGTTACCCGGCAGCCGATAGCGCCGCCAAGGCTGATGCCGTGTTTCCATGGCGTGAGAACAAGCAGGTTGCCGTCAACAGTCCAGTTTTGCGGCGCACCATCGCCCATCCATATGCCCTGCCCCGCGGATATAAGCGGCGGCGCGTCCGGGTTGATAGGCCCCGGCTCTGCCGTCCGGCTCCATATTTCGTTGGCCGGGTCGTCGCAGGAATAGAACTCATTGCCGACAATCTGCACATCATCGACCGAATGGGCCATTGATTTGGTTGGCCTGCCGGTCGCCGGATCAAGCGCGAACGCCTGGACCATATCATCGTGATTGCCGTCAACCGCCCAAGTGTCGGTGACGTCGCATAGCGCAATGCGCGTGCCGTTGCCGTTTGGGCGGAAGGCGTCACCGGAAATGCCTTTGATCCGCAGGCCCTCAACGCGCGCGCCAGTGCTAGAATGCTGGGCTACAAAGCCCGTGCGGACGCCGTACATAGCGCCGCCGATAAGCTGGCACCCGTGGCCATAGAACATGACCCCGCCCGTTGAGCGGTCACGCCAGTCGCGCACAGTCCACAAAGCGCCGTCGCGGCAATCCAGGTCTAGGCCCTGAATAATGCAATCGTCACCATGCAGGATGATGGCAGTTGTGTTGAAGCCAATGCCGTTCGGTCGCAGCGTTGGCCCCAGGAACTTGACCTTATTCCACCCGCCGTTGATCCGGGTGAATTGCCCGCCTTCGATGGTGACGCCGGGGGCAATCGCAGTCCCGCCAGTGAGACTGTCCATGGCAATATTGCCCAGCTTGACGGTATCGCCCGCCCCGGCGTTCCGTAGTGCGCTGTAGGCATCGGCCTGTGTAACCGGGGAGAGCGTGCGCATGGGCTAAAAGTCCTTCTGGCCGTCGCCTTGGCAATCAAGGTTGAACAGTGCCGGGCTTCCCGCTGCCAGCAATAGCGCGGCGACGGCTTCAGCATTGAGTTTGCGCTCGCTGATAGGGAGGGCGCACTCGGCCTGTACCAGTTCCGCCGCCGTGCGGGCTGCGTAGGGGCGGCCCTGATTGATCAAGTCGGTAGCGACCGCGCAGGCCGAGAGCCCAAGCACGCCACCGCCGAGGCAAGCGATGCGCAGGAACTTTGCAAGGTTTGTCATGGTTGGCCTTCCTATGTGTAAGCTGCGGTGCCCGCGATGTACGGGCTGATATTAACGTCATCCGGGTCCGGCCCCTCGTCGATAAGGGGCGTCTCCGTCGGAATACTACCATCGGCACTATAAACATTCCAGCATCGCAACCAAGCGCATTCCATGCCATAGGCCGTGCCCTTCAACATGCTAAGCGGGTTCGTGCCGATGGCCTGCGATCCAGCAAGGGCGGTGTATTCCAGCACTTCCACCCCGTCGATGTAGACGTAAGCCAAGCCAGCGGCAAAGTCGAATGTTACAAGGAGCGTGAGAAACCGGTCATTGCGGTAAACATTCGACGCACTGAACTCGTTAGCGCCGCCCTTAAAGCTGGCCCGAATTTGATTCGATATTGTGTCACGCATCGACACATCCAAATCGCCGGTCATAAAGAAAATGCCCGCGTTGAGGCCATCGTCAGGCTTGCGCAAGCGGGCCGCGAAGGTGCCAACTGCCCCGGTGAATGCCGGCAGCGTTGTCGTAAGCGCCGCTGGCGTTTCGAGGTAGACGTTGGCCAGAGGTGCCTTGTTGAAGTGCGCCTCAGTGGGCAGACGGTCGTACAACTGGACGAAACTTGCGGGCCTTCCGCTACCGCCATCATGCGCGCGGCCACCAATCAAAAGGTCGCCTTCAGGCGTCCAGCCGACACATCGGATTTCCGCCTCTGGCACATATGACCCAAATTCCAGCACATAGCTGCCCGCACCGTCCGGCGCAAAGACGAACACCGCGCCCGTCTGATAGCCGGGATACGTCGAGCCGTCAGTGACCGGCAGCGTCGGCGAAGTCGTCTTTTCAATGCCAACAGCGAAGCGCCCATCGGTGTGGTAGACGCATCCATCGGGCGATGTCAGCACGTCGTTCGTTGTGCCGTCGATATAGGTGCAATAGATTATGGTCGCCAAGTTGGCATCCAACACCGTCACCAAGCCGGACGGGCCAAGGGTGCCGCCGTGCTGGGTCGATACCGCAGCATCGAGCGTGACCGGCGCGTCATAGCCAAAGCCGACAACCGTCGCCATCGCCAGATGCTTGGTCAGCGGGCTATAGCTGGCAGAGTGCGTCTCTGCCGTGTTGTTGACCAGCCCATTCCCGTCAATCAGGTATGTCGCGGCAACCAGTACCGGCGGGTCTGCCTGGGTCAGCTTCACGGCGTACTGAACTGATTGCCCGCCGTTCCATGTTTCCTCCAGCGCGCCCGTTGTCGTTCCCGTTGTCGGCTCGGCATCCGTGGACATTTGGACAAATATATAGCCATCGCCAAGGGTGGCTGACGGGGTTCCGCCTTCACTGTTTGGCGAGTTTCCAGGGCTCCATACCCAGTTCCGGTCAGACAGATCGTAGGTGTAGGAAATCAGGTCATTGCTGGACGTTGGCGTGCCGCCGCCGTAGCGCGACTTGGCGAGCAAAATGCTGCTGCCCATTACCTGCACGTCTCGCGCCAGGTCGCCGTCTGGCGCACCGGCATAGGACGACGCAAGCAACGTGCCGTCCGACGCCCGGAAGATGGATACAAACCCATCCTGCGGCCCATAGGGGTTGGTGTTGGGGTTGCTGTCGCCTTGGAACGTCTCCTGATATGCCCCTGTCGTCGTATAGAACGCATCGCCAGCGCGGCCCGCTATGACAACAACTTCGCCATATCCGGGCAGCGTGGCCACGTCCAGCGCATAGGCGCGCTCATAGCCAGTGGTGCTGCCGATCTCAACGACGCGGATGATGCTGCCATCGTCCCGGTCGAACCATGCCAAGTGCGCAATCAGAGGCGTTCCCGCGCCCGATGTGCCTCCAGTGACTGCATAGCGAACGGCGGTAGGTGTGCCTGGATATGCCGTCTGCCCGCCAGTGGCGACAATCGTGCCGTCTGCCAGAACGCCAACGTCTCGAATCTGGCCAACCGCAGTGCCCGCCGCGCCTGGGTCAACGTATGTGAACCACGCCTCGGCCCATTCGTATTCGGTAAGGTCGTAGGAGAGAGAGACGCCAAGCGGCCCACCGCGCGAACTGTAGCCGTAGCCGTAGCCATATCCGGGCATTGATTACCACCAAGCGATTAGGGTTGCAGTGCCAGCCGTGAACTTGGTTGGACGCCAGTCGATACGCTCGCCAGCGGCAAGATTATAGGCGATAGACACGCCATCCGCATCAACAAGCGTTGCAGTGCCCGCCACATCGCAGCGGATCACAAGCGGCTTTGGATCGATATCCGCCACGGTTGCCGTCAATGATTTGTGATAGACGCCGGGAGATGTCAGGCCGCGCGCGAAACCGGAGAAGTCGTCAGACATTGGAAAGCCCTTTCTGGCTTGGAGTTACTAAACAATTTTCAGCGTGCCGGAATCATTCCACACATCGCCAGTCGCAAGCCCTTCCGG